TGTCCTTGTATATATTCTTGTGCCATGTTTGATGCATCTTTAAATGCTTCACTAGATATTATATCTGCAGACTGATCTGCAAATCTACCTTGTTCTCTTGCGTCTGCTGCAGCCACATTGTATTGATCTGTTCTTCCTCTATTTTTTGCAATTTCTCTATCTTGAAGAGCTTCGTTAAAAGCAGACAATTGATCTTGTGCTGCAAATCCTGATCTTAAAATATTTGCATATGGTCCATCAATAGTTTTAATGTTACCATCTGCGTCTTCAATTTCTCTAGTTGTCATATCTTCTCTTCTCATTTTTAATGGATCTAATTGACCAGAGTATTTTCTTGGATCAAGATAAGACAAATAACTTTCAGCCCATGCTATATCTTTAGGTGTACCTCCTAAAACTTTATTACCAATAACAGCTCCTTCGTATACTGCTTCACCAAGCAAGGCACCTGGACCTAACAAATTTTTTAACAATGCACCTCTTGATGCTATTTTACCAACTTGCACTAATTCTTCTGCAGCTTTTTTATTTCCATTCTGCGCAGCTATTTTTTGTTCTTTTAATCCATCTTGAATACAGGTAATACTATTTGCAAAACCGATACGCCCACCTTCTGCAGCACCAACTTTACATTCGGGTAGTTTACTATTAGCTTGAATATTTTGTAAAATTTGTTTTTGATTTACATTAAAAGTTCTACTTAATCCTAAGTCTTTAAAAGCTGCTTCAGTTGCACTTTTAAGAGTTGGTGCTTTACCTAATTCTTGACCTTCAAACATAAAACTTGCTCCCCCTGGCAAAGCTTTTATTTGTTTTGAATAATTTTTTATAATTTTTTTTCTTTGATTTAAATTATCAACAGTTTTTAATTCAGATAATAATTGTTTATTTAAAGAATTTAATTTTAAATTAGCATCTCTGTAAGCAACTTCTACATCCCAAAAATTATTTCCAACTCCTTGTTTATGTGCGATTTGGAAAGCTCCAAAAAAAGGAACATTTTTAGCTCCAGAAGGTATTTCTTTTCCAAATTTAGCAATTGCTTGTTGATTTAAAACACCTCCTAAAGATTGTTCTTTTCCTTTAAAAATTATTTTTATATCTGTTAAGGCTTTTCTATTTTCCCACGATTTTAAAGAATTTTTATATGTCCCTTTTCCACCTTGACTATCAACATATTTTTCTAAATTATCATAAGTAATTATTTTATTTGTTAAAGTATCTTTAAATTTAGATTTTTTCCAAGCCCCACCTTTTCTCCAATTTTTAGGAACTTTAGATATTAACTGCCACCTATCTCCAGATACGGTGCTTCGGTATAAAGAATTCCATAAACCGTCTTTTGGTTCAACACCATAAGGAAATAAACCCTCACTGGGCATCTCAATAAAATCTTTTATTTTTTTCCATCGTACAGGATCACTAGTTTTATCAATCCCATATTTACGACCTGTAGTAAAATCAAAATCTATTTCAGGGAAAGATTCTATTAAAATTTTTTGTTTATTTTTAGTTAAGGGTTTTACTTGATTTAAACCTGTTCCTTTTGAAAATTTAAAGTCCTTAAATTTATCTAATTTTCTATTTGTTTTTATAGCTTTTAATATAGTTTTATTTGTAACACCATATTGATTTTTAATTTTTTTAGGTAATTTACTATTAATATCTGCTGTAGAAAAAGCATCATAACCTTCCTCTAACAAATCATCCATAACTTGTTCAACAATAGATCTAAAACTTACTTTGCCTTTTAATTGAACATCTTTTCTTGGAATAGGTGGATCGTTTTCTTTTGCGATGGATAATGCTTCTCTAGCATCTGATATCTTATCAAAAGTACCTATTTGTTTATTTTTATATTTAACTTCATATTTTCCTAAATCTGTTTTTCCGATATTAGGTTCAATTCTTTTTGCAGTTTTATACCCAGGTCTAGATCCATCAGCACTTGGTTGTACTAACATACCACCATCGGCTCGTGGATTACGTTTCATAAATTCATTAATTGCTTCTATTTCTTTGACAATTGGTTTTGGATCTGGTCTTTTTATTTTATCAGCTGTAGTAATGACATCTTCACCATACATCTCTTGCATTTTTTTTATGTATTCTAATACGTCCATTATTCACCTAACATTTTTGCAAGACCGCCTGATGCAAAGTCATCCATAGCGCTATCATCATACGGTCCATATTTAGTTTCTAAATACTCTGCTTGTTCCATTTGGTCTTCAGTAAATTTTTGATAGTCTTCTCTTTTCTTTTTAGCTTTTGCAGCTT